GCAGCACGGAGCCAATAGCAGCGGCGATCAAAATTACGGGCGAAAACACAAGAGCCATAACCCCAGCAAAACCAAGTGTGTAAACCTTTGCGAGCAAAAATGCTGCACCCACCGCGGCTATAAACGGCGCAAGTCGTATAAGCCCATCAATTAATATGCTGATAGCTTTACTCGTTTTCTTGATGCCATCGATGATCCAGCCTTTATTAGCGGCGAGCAGATCTTTAAAGTCATCCGCCATTGCTTCCAGCTCAGGCGCAAGTCCAACAGCAATAAAGCGCTTGACTGCGTCCATGCCAAACCCCATCGCTGCGATCGCGTCGTTGTAGTCCTGCGCACTTTTTACTTGATCATCTGTCAATATCCCGAGGAACTGAGCCTCCTTGCGCAGGCTTGCCATTTCTGCGCCTGTCCGGTTGAGCATGCTCAACAGACTGGAGTCTATACCAAGCGCCTCAGCAAAGCCTTGTTGCTCGCTCATGCTTAGTCCGAGCTGACGGAATCGATTGCCCACTTCTGCCAGAACGGTATCCGTTGATTTAACTTGTCCGTTTGCACTTCTGACGCTGATGCCAAGACGAGAAAAATCATCGCTGCCCTTCTGTGCTGCCTCGCCTATTTTAGCGCTTAAGCCGCTGATCGATGAATACAATGCCTCGGTTGATGAGCTGGATTGCTCGGCGATGAAAGAAAGTTCTTGAATTTTTTCGACTGACACACCGGTCAGTGCGTTCAGATTTATGAGAGGCTGGAGCGACTGGCTGATACCCGTTGCCCATTTGCTGAGACCCACAGCAACAACGCCAAGCGCCGCTGCCATGCCGACCAGCACTCCTATACTTTTTCCAAGACTGCGGTTGTAGTCTTTGAGCGGACCGGTTGAACCTTCAAACGAAAATTTGGTTATGAGTTCTGTTATTTGAGCCATTTTTAGTGACCTGCGGTTATTACATTTAAGAAAAGTATAGCACAACAGTTTGCAGTATCACGGTGCCCGCTGCGCTTTATTCATGTAATACTGTTCGATGGCTGATGCAATTTCCTGGTACTCTATCGCATCAAGAAAATCGCGCGTGTCCATTTTCCTGATCTCATCAAGCGTCCCGTACCCGTGACGAACAAGTGAGTGCTCAACCATGGTCTGATTGCTCAGGTTCGTACGCCTGACAATGTTGGGTTCAGACAGTGGCGTCGGGACAGTTAGCCGCCAAGGCTCCCTTTCAAAAAAGGGTATGAGATCGCCCCCAGCATTGTCACTGTAAATACAATATAATCCTCGGGGTAGTCATCCCAGTGCGCAGGCGACTTGCTCAGTTGCCCACCTTCATATAGCACTGTTTCCATGATAACTTTTTCTACTGGCTCAAAATCCTCAGAATCTAAAAAAGAAAAATCGCCTGTTTGAATTTCACTCTGCCTTTTTGAAAAAAAAGCAAAGACTCGCCGACGCTGATTGTGCGTCATCTTTGTTAGCTGGTAGCTCCGGCCGCTTGGCAGTGTCGCCTCCTGGTCTTCATGAACTGCGCTCAACATATCTAACGATTCATTTTTTTTGTATGTTTTTTTTGCCATTACGATCGTCCTTTTTTAAAGATTGCGCGAAGCATTTCTAAATCTGAGAACATACTCTTGCATAGCGTTGCCGTCAGTGCTTGACTTTGTGCTAGTCGGCTGCGTCGTAATGCTACCATTTTCTAAGATCCATGATTCAACGCCGCCCGTGCCGTCACGGTTGTAGTTTTCTTTCACGCTTCCGTTCACCAAGATAGGCGGCGACTGGCGGAGCAAGTTGTTCATAAATCCGTCCGATTCGCTGTATCGCTGTACACGAATCATTAGATCGTGCACGCCACGATCCGAACGCTCGTTGATGTTAACGCCGCCGTTAATGCTGTTAATTTGAGATGTCGCCGGATTTGCTGGAGTGAGTACAATGTAATCCCCTTCTGCTAGATCTACAATCGCCGTCCCGTTTAGAACTAATGTTGTGCTGTCTACTGCTAATGCAATGCCTGCCATAATAATTTCCTCTATTTATTTACGTTAACTACCGGTTAACTACCACCAAAATATCGATCGAATGAATTGCGCCGGCCATTTTAGTAGCTCCCTGAAGCACAGGGCTCTCTCTCGCCTCACGCGAGTTCTGCGCCTGTGCTGCCAGCGAGCCAGCGAGCCAGTAAAAACCATTATTGGCAATGCCGCGTTTAAATGTATCCAAATCTCCGAACGTATCCGGGCTAGACCAGGTGCCAGGCGCAAAAACTCCGGCCCGCACGAATTGAATAGTTGTTTTTTCAGCTTGATCAATTAACTGATTGACGCCGCGCGTTGTCTGCGGAATTTTGGTACTCGTTTGTTTTAGCAAGTTGTACATGTCGATCTGCAAAAAATCAACGTACGCGATTAAGTTGTACCGTTCATCGGTAAATCCGTTCGCGCCACTGGTAAAAATAGCAGGCGTTAATTTGATAGTTGTGTAGATGTCCAGTCCAACCGACTGCGCCTGATTCGCCTGCGTCTGCGTGTACTCTTCCGCAGCTACCGATAATTCCTTTAAGTGCATAGTCAGCGCCGAATTTTCAGCGGCAAAGTTAACAGTGTGCGCGCGCGCCATGTACGACGCTGCCATTTTGCGATTGCCTGCGTTGCTGTACAACATCCGATAGTTCGTCAGGCTGGATAATTTAATATCCCAGACTACGTTGGCTGGATCGACAAGCAGATTAGACGGGCTGTCAAACACGTCGTACTGCAGCACGTTGTTTGCCTGCCCCCATTCTGCCAAGCTCTTAGATTCGATATCAGTAGGATTGTCGATGAACATTGCGCCGCGAAATTTAACTTGTGAGAACAATTCAGTAATGCCCTCAAGTTTTGTTTCATCCGTGAGCGTTGTAGTCGCCGCGCCCAGTGTCAGGAATCCTCCCGACCCCGTGGTTAGCGCCAAGGTCTGACCAATAAAAGTTCCAGTTCCAGGGTCAGTTGCGAACGTGATTGTACTTAGTGCGCCAGTCGTGTCGCTGGTAATCACAACACGCTGATCGTTAATTGTTGCTGTTGCGCCGGTCAGTGCTGTGTCGATGACACCAACAATGCCCGCCAGCGTAGTTACGCTTTGAAAGTCAAGACCGGTAAGCGTCTCAGGTAATCCGTCAACATCAACGTTTAACGTGCCATCTGCAACTTGCTGCAATGCACCAACAATGGTAGCCTCTGATAGTTGCGCGCCGTTAATACTTGCAGCCGTTTCAAGTACAGTTTCATCAGCTCCGCGCCAGTAGCCGATGACCAAAAAGCCGCCTGCGTTGGTGGCGTTGGGTGATGTGGCGAAAAACGAAAGCGCAAAATCATACGCCTTGCTTGCTGTGCCAAAATCTGCGGCAACGCTAGTTGATTCTGAATAGATACGATATCTGCTAGTTGATGACAACGGACCTTGCTGCTCGCTCGTAATAATTGTTACTACGTTTGGATTATCTGCCATCGCTAGCGCGCCGCTTTGTAGCAGCGTTATAGAAACGACGTTTTTAATACTTAAACTCATGATTCAATCTCCAGTCCTGTTTCTGTTCGTAATTCAATTTTTGCAGTATCTATGCGTAGTGTATCAATATCCGCAGCCGTTGAGTAGCTGATATTTAGTGTTAGCTCTTGCCGCTCGCCGTATTGCTGTCCCGTTAACATTTTAACATCTGTAATACCTGAGGCCTGATAAACGCCCAAGCCTAACAATTGTTGCAGCTCAAGAGACCGCTGGGATTGTATGATCAAAGCAAGACGCGTAGCTGTGGCCCATGCGTCTGCGCCGTAGAATGACAGCGTAACCGGTGCCTGCCATTGTTGCTGATATGTCATTTTCTCAAGTGTGCTGTCGTACTTCTCGCCGCTCGCTAATCTTTGCGCCGCGCCCAGTGAATCGACGCCNATGTACCCGACGGTAAAATCTTCGATGTCGTAGTTCTGGCGGCCGATGCGGATTAGCTGCTCGTCATAACCTAGCAGCTCACGGATAAATAAAGCGGTGAGTCTCAATGATTCGTTCATGTTGCTACCACCAACGGCCGTTTCGTTTCTGCCGCAACAACCTCAGTATAACCATATCCGCGCCATGGTCCNCNNTCNGTNACTTTNTAGTCTCGNCCGTCATGCTCGATCAGCTCATCAATCTCAATGCCCGACCGGCTATGCGCAAGTATGTATTCCAATGACCAGTCTATTGTTCCCGGGTTTAGTTTTTCTTTGTTTGCAACTTGGACAACGCAAAGCTGTGATCGCGCTGTCACAGCAGCGACGGGCTTAAAGTTAACAGTCGATTGTATGACTGTTTTAATGACCGTTGCCCGCTCCCAGTCTGTCAGCGCGTCGGATACGTCGAGAATGCTCATAGGCCGCGCACCACGTAGGTGATTGAGTTTCTCAGTGTGCCAGTGTCGATC